CTAATACCGCATCAGCTATATGACATACAATATCATGCGTTTCGATAGGTGTTAATTTATCTCCTGTATTCTTAGAATCTAAAATACCTTGAATCTTAACGATACATTCCTTTAATGGCTGAGGCCCTGGAGCTTTACCACCCGATGTTACAAGTTGAGCTCCTTTTTGTCTAATATCCGAAAAGTCAAATATAATAGTTGATCCGCCCTCGAAATAAGTTTTCATTAATACTTTAATAGCATCTGCCCAACCTTCTATTGAATCTCCAATTAAAAATCTTCTACTTTTTAATGGATTCGGCTTTCTTATTTCGGGTAATTTTTCTACGTGATGTTTTTGTACAGAATATCCTACACCAGTACCGCCTAACAATAAAAACATTGTTTCTGAAAATGCTCTATAATCATCTATAGGCAAATAAGCGCAATTGTAAACTCTGTTAGGTGAAAGCTCGATAGGCTTACCTCCAAATTGCAAACTACGCATTGATGGAAGGATTTTTTTGTCATACACTAACTTGTATACCGACTCTATTTCATCTTGTAAAGTCGGGTACTTTTTAATGTGCATTTCTTTGTTTCTAGTCACAATCTCTTCCCATGTTTCTCTTCGATTTAACTCCTGATTGTACTTTGCATACTTACTATAGACAGTAAGATCAGAGAGTATTTTGTTTGAAATCTCCATTGTTTTGTTGTTAATTAATTTTTGTTGTAAAATAAGATATAATAATCATAACCACCCTTATTTGGGTATTTATAAATATCTCTTACATATATTTTTATCCTAATGATTCTCCTAAAAGTTCTGTATATTTTGTGGCTAAAGATTTTCTTACAATTACATCTTCATCCATCTGTATTTTTGTTTCTTGACCCTTTACAGACGACTCTTGATACATCTCTATTCGGCCGTTTGACATATTTAATTTTGATGGTAATGTCAACCCATCTGGTCCAAAACGATTCTTTATAAAATGAGCTCTACCGGTACCTGCAATTTTATCTGTTGTTTTACGAGCTAAAGAAACTATAATATCTCCAATCATAATTTTACTAAATGAAGAAGCTACTTGATCACCCGTAATAATATCAGATTCATATCCTGATCTATTACTTTGAGATGCCGTAATAACTGGTATTTTATATTCACCTGCTAACCCTCTTAAATCTTCGTATGTTGTTTCTAATTCTTCATGAAGCTTATCTTTAGATTTTACTGGTCGTAATAAATCTGCATAATCTACAATAACTAAATCTGGTATTATACCTTGCATTATTATTTTATCTAAATGAGCTTTTAATGTATTAACAGATGCTGATTTTGTAGGATAATGTCTTAAGATTAAATTTCCTTTAATTTTTGATAATTCATGCTCTACTTCATCTAAGTTATATTTTAAGTTCGCAGTTGCTATACCTGTAACTACTGAATCATATCTTTGAGCAACATAAGGCTCATAAAGTTCTAATGTATAATGAACAACTGTTTTTCCTTGCTTTAATAAATGAGCACCTGCATTAATCATTGTTGTACTTTTACCAGCACCTGCACCTGCTACAAATATAATCAACTCTCCTTTACCAATACCACCATCTACAAGTTCATTAAATGCTGGCCAGGGCATAGGTATTGTCTCACGAGCATCAATTTCATATCTTTGCTTAATATCCTTTAAATAATCTAAACCAATATTTTGATCTGCACCAGATTTCATAGCAGTATCAATTTTACGTTTGATATTATCATACTCGCCTGTTTTAAGTAAATCAACAGATTCGATAATAGCAGTTTTGATACATTGATTTTTACAAAAATTAACACATTCCGTTTTTACAAATTCCAAATCCTCTGCTTCAATATATCTTAAAATATCTTTTAAAGACTCAACAATAGACATCTTTAAAGGCTCAGATGTAAGTTCTAATGCTTTTACCTTAAATACTTCTAAAGTAGGGACTGTTTTATATTCTACATAATATTTCATAATTACTTCAACAATCCAAGAATTGGCTTCAGAGTCAAAATATGAAGGTAATAGAATATCAAATATCTGTTGTAAAAATGCTTTATCTTTTATTAATGCAGATATGATTTTTAATTGAAATGTCTTTCCGTATTGCGTAAATTTATCTTGATTCATATCTCTAATATATAATATACTTTTCTAAATATCAAGAATTATTTGTAGTTAATGCAAATTGATTTAATTGATTGAATGTATTTAAAAATGCAATAGGGTCTTTAATATAAGAATAACCCTTATCTGATGCTAGAATTTGTAAAAATTCATTTTTATTGATTAATGGTACTTCTTCTCTAAACTTATCTAAAACAAATAATTTATGAGTACCTGATATATCTACATTATGCAATTGCATTAATTTATAATTCCTGATTACATCATCTCGTTGTGGTAATATCTTAGAACAGATTTTATCGTCTTTATTTTTATCTAAAAAATCTAAAAACTCATCTAATGTAATTACTCTGTTTTCTTGAAGAATAGGAATTTTGCAAATAGTCTTAGGACCAATTCCATTAATACCAGGTATGTTATCAGAAGAATCCCCTATAAATACTTTATAAAGATGATAATTTAATGATGGAACACCAAATCTTTCTTTAACAGTGTCTTCTTTATAAAGTCTTTTTTCTACAGGTCGATATATATTTACCTTATCATTTATAAGTTGTAAATAATCTTTGTCGTCTGATATTAATAATACCTCACTTCCATGTTGAGTAGCTATATCTGTTACAATATATGCAATTAAATCATCTGCTTCTACATGGTCTGCTGTAACTACTGTCAATGGTAAACATCTTAAGTATTGAATTAATCTTACAAATTGATGTTTCATTGATAATTCTTCTTCTTCAGAATTTTCAAAAATTTCAGCTCTATTAAATGATTTGGGCTGTAAACGATTACCTTTATACTCTGAAAATAATTCTTTTCGTTTCTTAGAGCCTCCTTTACCGTCAAATGAAATAATAAGCCGTGTAGGTTTAAATGTGCGAATGTTGGCAGCCAAGGACTTTAAAAATCCTAACGAACCCCCTAAATGCTCGCCATTTTCATTCATTATAGGGTTTGCCATAAAAACTCTTAAGAAAAAGTTAGTCCCATCCACTAACATTATTCTTGAGTTAATGTTTAATGAGACAGGACTATTCTTTTCTTGTTGAATTTCTTTTAAAAGTTCAACGTAACGTTCTAACATATCTTAGTACATTGGTTGATTCATTGTATTAGAATCTTCTTTTGTGTCTTTATCGATTGATATAATACATTCCGTAGTTAATATCATTGATGCAACTGAAGCGGCATTTTGAAGGGCAACTCTACTTACTTTAGTTGGGTCAATTACACCAGCAGCAATTAGGTTTTCGTATACTTCTGTACGGGCATTGTACCCAAAATCTGCTTTGCCTTCGCGTACTTTGTTTACTACTACAGAACCTTCTCCACCTGCATTCGCCACAATCTGACGCAATGGCATTTCTAATACAGATCTGATAATATTAACACCAATCTTTTCATCTTCATTAGCTGTTTGAATATTATCTAAAGAATCAATTGAGCGAATATAAGCCACGCCACCACCAGCAACGATACCTTCTTCAACCGCAGCGCGGGTTGCATGTAACGCATCGTCTACACGATCTTTCTTCTCTTTCATTTCAACCTCTGTTGCTGCACCAATATAAAGAACTGCAACACCTCCAGCTAATTTAGCTAAACGCTCTTGAAGTTTTTCTTTATCATAATCAGATGCAGAATTATCGATTTGAGTTTTGATTTGATTGATTCGAGCAGAAATATTTTCTGATGTACCAAACCCGTTAATGATTGTTGTAGAATTATTAGATACTATAATTTTTTCAGCTCGTCCTAAATAACTTAAATCAATCTTATCTAATTTAAGACCCATTTCTTCTGAAATTACTTTACCACCAGTTATTGTAGCAATATCTTCTAACATAGCTTTACGTTTATCTCCAAATTCTGGAGCTTTTACTGCTGCTATATTAATAATACCACGTGCTCTATTAACTACTAATGTACCTAAGGCTTCTCCGTCAACATCATCTGCAATAATTAAAATTGAAGATTGCTTTTTAATAACCTGATCTAGTATTGGTAATAAATCTTTAATAGCAGATATTCTCTTGTCATATATTAATACATATGGCATTTCCAATTCTGCTTCTTGTTTGTTAGGATTATTAATGAAAAATGGAGATAAATAACCTCTATTAAACTGCATCCCTTCAACGATCTTTACCTCTGTTTCAGTACCTTTTGCTTCTTCAACAGTAATTACACCTTCTTTACCCACTTTGGCCATAGCATCTGCAATTAACTTACCAATAACTTCATCGTTATTGGCAGAAATGGTAGCTACTTGTTCAACCATATCATTATCAATACTGATTTCGATACTTTGATCTTTTAAGCATTTGATAACTTCTTTTACAGCCAAATCAATACCGCGCTTTAAATCCATTGGATTAGCACCTGACGTTACGTTCTTTAATCCGTGAGAAATAATAGCTGCTGCTAATACTGTTGCTGTTGTAGTTCCATCACCAGCAATATCAGCCGTTTTAGAAGATACCTCCTTTAACATTTGAGCACCAATATTTTTTACAGGATCTTTTAGCTCAATTTCTTTGGCTACCGAAACACCATCCTTTGTCATTACCGGTGCACCAAATTTCTTTTCAATTACAACGTTTCTTCCTTTCGGACCTAAAGTGGCGGCTACTGCTCGACTTAATTCTTGAATACCTTCAGATAATTTAAATCGAGCATCAGCGCCAAAATACAAATTTTTACTCATATAACTTATTATTTATTTTATTTAAAAATCATCTCCACCATCAGGCGAAGTTATTAATTCTAATTCTTCATCTGGATTTGATGGGTCATATTTCATAATATATACTTCACATAAACGCTCATATACTTGCTTTTTAAGTTTTGGATTTTCCTTAAATTTTGTAAGTATATTTGCTGACGTAAATACTATTTCTTCACCCGTTTCAATATCCACATAATCATAGTATGCACCGCGCTTCTTAACTAATTTATATTTAACTAATACATCAATCCAACTAGGAGCAGAATCAATACCTGAATCAAAATAAATATCATATTCAACTTCTCGACTTGGAGGGCCTAAACGATTTTTCTTTATTTTTAATTTGGTCTTAGCTCCTACAATAGAACCATCAGATGTTTTAATCATACCTAAATTATACAATGTCAATCTAACAGATGAATGGAATCCAACAGCTTTACCACCGCTTGTTTGAGTCTTTTCTCCAAAGCCCATTACCCCCACTTTATCTCTTAATTGATTTGTTAATACTAAGCAGATCTTTTGTCTACCGATCATATTAGTAATCTTACGCATTGCTTTTGATAATACAATTGCTTTAGTAGTAGCAAAACCATCTTTTTCGTAATCTGCTTCTTGCTCAACTTTTGTCGTTGCACCCATAATAGAGTCAATTGCAATACAAACTAAACGATCTTTATCTGCTTGCCTTACTTTTTCAATGATTGTTTCAACAATAGAAAATGCATCTTCAATAGTTTCTACCGGAGCATAAATCATTTTACTTAAGTCCATTCCTAACATTTCAAAGAAATCATTTGCAACAGCATTCTCAGTATCAATATAAATTGATAATCCTCCTTTGCGCTGACACTGAGCTAATATACTAGCTGTTAATAAAGACTTACCTGCAGCAGATTCGCCCATAATTTCAATAATTCGACCTACTGGTAATCCACCATTTGGTCTATTTGATATTGCTAAATCTACAATATCATTTCCTGTTGAAATCCAATCTGTAACGTTACTAGGAGAATCAGCATCTCTATCTAAAAAATACGCTACTTTATAATTCGTTTCTTTGAATTTTGTATTTAGTGTATTCGCCAGTAAAGAAGCTAAGTCCTCATTTATAACATCAGAAGGGATTCCGTCTGATTTCTTTTTTGCCATAAAATTAATTAGTTATTAAATAGCTTGTCAAATGCACTAGAAATATCGTCGGTTGTTTTTGTTTCTTCATGTTTTACAGCAACCTTCGGTGTGCTAATTGGTGCTTCTGGAGCAGAAGAAGATTCTTGAACACCTTCAGTATCACGATTTAACCAAGCAGTTAATACTGCCTTTAAATCTTCGTATGATGGCTCTTTAAAAATTTCAGTCAAGTTCTTTTGACCAGTTGCGATTTTTGTAAGAATTTCCTTATCTGTATGAACCGGAGTTTGATTTGGTTTAATACGAATTGATGTTTCTGGATAATCCTTTCCTGTTTGTTCTTTTGTTTTAAATTCAACAGTGATATCTCTACCTGAACTTGGGTCTGTAACATCACCATAATCTGGATCTGCAATAAATCCTAATATTTCTTGATAAACTGTTTTACCAAAACCCCAAAATTTAACACCTTCATGTTCTTTACCTCTAACAATAATAGGGGCATAAACACGCATTTTTGGTTCGATCTTTTTGCCTAACTTCCATTCTTCTTTTTTACCTGTTGATTGAAGTTTTTCAGCAAATTCTACTACTGGGTCTGGTTTTCCGAATGTTACTGGAGATAAATATTGTTTATTTCCAAATTCGTAATGAAAATACAACTCACTAAATGGGTTGTCTTTGTTAAATTGATAAGGAACGATTCTGATTACTTGTGTTCCCGGTTCTGGTTTCCAAAGGTTGTCTTGTCTTTCACCTTTTCCTGTGTTTTTTTGCAAATCTCCGAGCTTCGCTCTAATTGCATCTAAATTGATTGCCATTTGTTTTTTTTTGTTTTTTAAATTGTTTAACTTACTAAATACCTACCTGATATCTAAATTTCTTATCTAATATAATATATATTTCTTTTATTTCCTAGTTTATCTTCAAAATATCAAAAATTTCTAGCTTGTAAATCACTAATTCTTTTTCTGATACTATTATTGCGGAATTTCTATAATCTTCCCAATTTACTTTATAATTTCTATCCATTTCATTATTAAGAGTCTTTATTAAATAATTTAGACCATTAATAGTATATAATGTATTCGTTTCTTTATGTCTATGAATTGATATCGTATTATCAATCAATGTATTTAAATTCGCCCCGTCAATATTATATGTACAGGCCAATTCTTCTTTCTCCAATAATTTCAGTATGAAAATTTTACCGTTAAGTATATTATAGTTACTTAAGATAGTATCAACTGTATTTTGAATATTATTTTCTAATGTAAATGTGCAGAGTAGACGTATCAATTGTTGTAGATTTATTTAATATAAATATCTACAATGTTACATTTTTAAGGTTATGATAATCATACCCTGCTTGAATCTTTACAGGATACTTTCCGTTACATTCTAATATTTCTTGGCATTGCTTAATATACTTACCACCATCTTCTTTATGAAAATCAATCAAAATAGAGTCATAGTTATAAAGTATTAACTTACTTTTAAATCGTTCATTATAGTTCATCAACGCACTTAATATACCCATAGTTTCTTCCATCTCTAAGGATTGAATAAGATAATTAAGAAGCTTTTGAGAATTCATATCTACAAAAAAATTATTTTTTAATGTTCTTTTATAAATAGGCGTTTCTAAGTATTTTTGAGTTTTATATAATTTCCAATTAGTTTTTGTAAATTCATCTACTAATTTAAAAAATGGAATCTCTAAAAATTCTTTTTCAATACCCCCATATAATAATTTAAATGTTATTCCTTTACTTTGTTCATACTCTTCTTGAGATAAAATATCTTTTCCAAAGTAATATTTACCTAAATGCTCGTGCATATTTTCTTTACTAGGAAATTGATATCCTAATAATCCACCTAATAAACGAATATGATAAGCATCATAATCAAACTGTAATAAAAATCCATTATTTCCAAAACGAGACTTAAATGCTTTACGAATACCCGTTTCTTTATTTAATGCTGAATAATTTACAGAATCAAATCTGTTTGAAGGTCTTCCTGTTGTTGTATAAGGATTATATTCTGTATATACAAAATTATTTGTAATGGCCGCAGTTGTAAATGTAGATTTAAAAATATCTTCTTCAACATATAATCCATTTACTTCAATTTTATTTAATGTCTTTATAACATTATTATATTTTATAAATGATTCTGATATTTCAAAGGTTTTAAAGTTATCTAAGTATGTCTGTATAATATTATAATATTTTTCGTGCTGCTTTACAATGGGTAATAAAAAATTTAAATTTTTAAGATTAGAATACTTTTGATTAAAATAATCATGAACTGATGTATCAAATTCCTCAATATCTATAGATTTATTTGTTAAAAAATAAGGTATTAAATTTGCTTCATATATATGTTCGCAATTGATAATATTTAACAAATACTTTAAATTAAGTACAAATACTTCTTTAGCAGCGCATAACACAGATGAAATATCTGGATTAGTTATTTTTAATCCTTCTGAATGATCAATACTTATAATAGTATGTCTATCAACAGTTAAATCATATATAAACAATAAAGAAAGTGTGTTTACTTTATAATGTAAAAACGAATCTTTTAATATCGGCACGACAAACAAACGATGTCCCGATACTTTAGGAATTAATCTTTGTAACTCTTCGTGGGTCTCAATTATGGGCATCATATGCCCTAATATATATTATTTTTTATATAGTTCCAAATAATTTCTTAAATAATTTTGTAAACCGGGCATTTCTTCGTTATATTTTCGTACTATTTTAAAGTTGGCTTGCTCTACAACTACTGAGTTTCCTGTTATTTTCCACGGCAAAGAAATTGCTAAATATAAAACAGGGTCAATAGTACTTCCTATAGAATTCCATTGTTTAATGTCAATTTCAATAATAGTATCAGATGTATTATTTACTTTTTGTAAGAAATATCTAGTAACATATCCTTGCTCATAATCTTTATTAGAAGGAAAAGGATAATATCTTTGAGGCGGAACAAAATCTCTTA